CACCCTCCCTGTAAAACTCCCGTACCCCCCTTAATTGCGGTATTTTATTTAATTAACGTTTAATTCTTAGAAAAAATGGAACTAACGACTAACTCCATTGCAACAAGTCGCAGTAGCGACATTTTCGGTAACAGAACCAAATTCTCTACCTTCCTTAGAATGGAGGGTAGATTAGATTTAAAACGCTCATTGAAGCAGAAGTTACCATACTTGGAGACTTCTTCAGAGAGTGCAATATGGTTCGGTGAGAGCGTTAAGAAAATTATGAAGACTATGACCGACATAGACTTCGCTAAATTTCTTAGAGACAACGCTCATACCTTTTCTTTAGGTCTACTCTTAGTAGACAGAAAGGGTGTAAAGATACCCGTCTCTGAACAGAGATGGGTCATTTTTATAAATAACTCATCAGAGACCATTGCTACAATCACATGGGATGAAGATGGTGGTGAAACAGTGGGAACTGTGTGATAACTGATTGATTATCAATGACTTATGAAGGGGGTGGACACCAGTTGTCCCCATCCCCTTCATTGTCAACCACTCAAATCCGCTCTTAACGATATTGTCAAACCAGTAAATAGCTAATTATGAAACGTAAACACGTAGCTTTAATATTTGCATTCTTCATAGGGTTTATTGTGTTGTCCCTTGATATACTTCTATACATAGATAACCATATAGTATGGGATGGAGGTAAGTTCCTCTTTGTGGGTATATGTAATGTATTAGGTACAGTAGAAGTAGTACTTATGTACCAAGCATACCGCTCGCATAATAAAGATAATAGAGAAGATTATTACAAAAGCATTAAAATAAACTAAATGAAAGAGTTTTTCTTATTACGTTACAAGCCAAAGTTTAACGTTGTAGAGAGTACGTCATACTCCTACAATGAAAAAGATATGGAGAGCAAATCTACTCAAAAAGAATTTGTATTCTCCCACACCGACGTATCTCTTTATAGATTAACTGTTGACGAGAGACACGTCAACAAGTATATATCTATATACAAACAGGTAAAAGAAGACGAGTACGAACACGAACAGTTCGGATTCAAAACAGAATTTCCTAAAGAGATTCTCTTTAACTTCTTTATGGAAGATAAAGAACTAACTTCCATAAAGATAGATGAAGAAATAGAGACAAGTGTGGTATTCGAAATCCATAAAGGGATGAGAGGATGGCATGTAAGTGCTGCTACAGAAAAAACCAGCGCACTTAAAGGATTTCACCCACAAAGAGTAGACCTAGACAAATACGGTATAGGTGCGTTAAATCTTGAGCTTGCTGAGAGAGAGCAAGCGTCAGGGTTTACTGGTGATGCACAGGATGCATACCAGAAATACAACCCAGATGCTATCCTAGATAGCAGATATGCTGTATAATCTCTTTGTCCTGAGCATGACATTAAACTGCTTATTTATTTTCACCACCACCTAAAACTAAAGAAATGATTGAAAAAATCATCACCCATAACGGGGTGTTCCACGCAGACGAATTGTTTGCTATTGCTCTTGTACATGAGTTTGTACAAGAGTGTCCTGTTGTAAGAACAAGAACGATTACAGCAGAAGACATGGATAATCCTAATATATGGATTATTGATGTAGGAGGAAAACACTCCACGTACATAAACGTGTTTGACCACCACCACGACAAAGCATTACATGCTTCATGTGTGTTGATATTAAAACACATGTTTAGAACAAACATCATAAGCGAAGAGCTTTATGATGAGATGATTGATGAGATGCTCATCGTATCTAACATTGATTGTGATGGGTACGGTGAGTACAACGGATTCCAGGTGAATTCATTCATAAAAAGAATGAATAATATTCCTGGAGGTTTCGAGTTTGCACTCGAAATGTGCAGGAATTACGTGAGATCGTGTAAAGCTGTGATTGAGGTTAGTAAAGAATCTCTAGAGATATGGCAGCGTGGTGTAAATATCAACGATAACATCAAAATTTGTGACGCTTTTCCTATCCACTGGAAACGTTACAATATGAAACAATTTTTGATTTACCCAAACGACGGTAAATGGACATTGTTGTCGATTGATAGTAGTGTCTACCCAATCAAGAACATTGGTAAACATGAATTCCTACATCAAGGTAGGTTCATAGCAGTGTTTGTTGACAAGAATGACGCTATCGATTGCGCTGTCGCATCAACTAATTAATTAACAAGGAGGGGGATAATAATCTCCCTCCTTTAAATCACATTTCATGAGAACAATAACTATTCTAGAGGGGGAACTTGGTTTCACCATAGGAGAATACGTAAATGAGTTCAGAGACGGTGGAACAGGTTTTGAAGATTTCTCTAATGAAGCTATATTGTATGCTTTATTGGAGTATTCCAAGAAAAACAGGAGTTTCACAAAGATCCAAAGAATCATCTTCATCTATCAAAGATGTAAGATGTATACAAGACAGTCTATACCTCAAATAGAGGTGAAGATTGATCCTGCAACGGATTTATTCAGTATCAGTATACCATCACCTTTCTAAAACCAAAAAATGGACAATGTAACCATCTGTAGGGAATTCATAACAGAAAACCCACAAGGATTCTTCTATGCAGACATAGAAGAAAATGAAACAATCGTTTATGGTGTACTAAACAACGCGAAAGTGTTGCTGTTCACCATAAAGGAAGATCATGAGACAGCATATGAAATTTATACTCAAACATTACAAAAAGTATAATATGCAGTGTTACTTGCTAGATGAAAACAAAAATCCATATCCAGTGGGTATGGAAGAGGGATTAAAGTTATACGATAATCCCGAAATGAAGATTATCCAACAGGATTATGTTGGAGACATCTTCGTATCAACGGTATTTTTAGGGTTTGACCATAGGTTCTTCTCAGATGAAGAAGACACCAAACCCGTGTTATTTGAGACAATGATATTCGGTGGTGAATACAATCAATTTCAAAAGAGATACACCACCTACGAGGATGCACTCGTAAATCATAACATTATGTTACAGAAGGTAAAGGATTCTGTAACAAAGAAACCCGACGCTTGAAAATGCAATAGTAGAGTGTCTGTTGTTGGAGTTGCATTGCTCACGAACAACCAAGTTGAATAAAAGCAATCGAGCAGGTTAGCTTCTCGTGGATACTACTTGATGAGAAAAAAAGGTATTCTAGCACAAGGAAGATCCCTAAAATCAGTATAGTCAATACTGATTTGCAGTAGGGGTTTTTCTTGTGTCAACAAATGTTTTTTCACCATACAATAATAAAAAATGAACCAAGCACAAACAACAATGTTCCTGGTAAAAAAAGTACCAGAAATCGAGTTCATCTATGATATAGATGAGCAAAAATGGAATGAAGTGTGTAAAGGAAAAACGTACATGGATATGGAAAACGTGTACGATGGTAAAAATAGCTTTATAATCCACTTGTTGCATGATGACGAACATTATTATAGCGTTTGTCAGAACGCAGGATTGGATTTTGAGCGTTGGGGGTATTACTCTGCAAGGTTATCTACAGACAGCGCTGAGATGAATCAGCGCAGAACCGATAAATTCTTAAAATTGTTTACTAATGATTAAAAAAGCACTGTTTGTAGTAAGTGTTTTAACAGCACTTGCTTCCTTAATCATCTTGATTGATGCGTATAACGCTAATCAAGTGTTATTGGGGATATGTTTGTTTTCTTTCTCCGTTGTGTTCTTTTGTATAGCAATTATCAATGAACAAAGAGAGGAAATACAAGAATTGTACAACTATATAAACAACAATCATGAAAATCCAGCTTAACCAGAAAAAATCTTTATCTGGTGTTAAGATTGTCAATGTGCAGACAAAAGCGATTATCAACTTGAACATCACCAGCAAAGACGCTACAAAAAAGAAAGAAGGAATTAATTTATTCTATGAGTTACCCGTCAAAGAGATAGACGGAGTAAAATTCATTGATTTATAAGAGTGTATAGGATCTTTCCCGATTTCAGACTTCACGTGAAATCGGAGACAAAAACGCTCCCTCATTCCTAATACGAATGGGGGAGTTTTACATTGAGAGTTATAGGTGGTGAAACAACCCTGGAGATCACTTCAAAGGGGTTGCTTCTCACATAATTATATATTTAAACAGGATTTTCCTATGATAACACATGTAGTAGCGCTGATGATATTATCAGCAATCGTTGCTTTCTTTCATTATAGAGGTGAAAAAGCAAACAAAGACAATTTGTGATCGTAGTCTTTTCTGGTGTCCTGATGTTTCTACATTGGGACACATTTCTTTAGTCTCTTATTTTCATCATTTATAAATCCATTAAAAATGGCTAAACAAAAAACCGGTAGAGGAAACGCATTCTCTCAGAGAGAAAAAAACGCGTTAGCTGTGTTTGTTCACAGCAATGAAGTAATGAACAAAGACGTGTTGCAGGAATTCTGCACAAAGTTCAATCGTCGTCCTGCGGGAGCAATGTCTTATGTTTACAGACAAAGGAGAACAATCAAGACTCAAAAACTTCTTAACGTGTCAAAACTTAAGAAGGATGAAACTGTGGTTCTTCCTTTGAAGAATTTTCAAGTGGAGGTAAAAGACGGAAAAGCTTATGTGAGGTTTTCGTTTTAATGCTAGAGGGGAGAGTGTGGCAGCTCTCCCTTCATTTTATTCATCACACACCTAAAAATCATGAAAAATTTGTCACTTGAAAATTTAATGAAATCCTCTGCACAATCAACAGTAAAAACATTGTTGAATCTATCAGGTAGTATTGATGACTTTCCTGAATTGAGGATTCAATATCTAGAAGAACTTGCACTCATCTGGGATCAACATCCCTATGATGCTGGTATATCTAATAAACTACGTCATCTCAAGAATTACGCTAAGTATAAGTATTTATTTAACGTAAAGAAAATGATGCTTGTAGAGTTTCTAAACGAGATTATGAACATAAAACAAAAAACCATTGTATGGAACTAGAAATAGTAAAAGAACCCAAAGTGGGTCAAAAAGTAGTTAGAGGTAAAGATTGGCAGTGGGGTGATCAAGATGGGGGAAGTATTTACGGTATAATCGTAAGTATTGATGGGAATATCGGATGGTGTAGTGTTGAATGGATTGATGAAAATCTAAACCCACTTAGAAAAAATGGTTATAGAGTTGGACCACATGATCATGACCTGTATTATTATAAAGAAAAAGAACAATCATTCACTAAAACAAAAACAGAAGAGAAGATGAGTAACACTTCCACAGGACTTGGTTTCCAAGTAAACATTCCTGAAGCGGCAATTCAGGAAAGAGTAGACAAACTCGTGATGTACAAATTGCGTCATGAGAAAATCCAGGGTGTATTAACAGAGGTTATATCCTCTGAAAGAACTAAACTTGAGATTGAACTCAAGAAGGAACTGCTTGCGAAAGTAAAAGCAGATTTTGAAGACAAGAAAGACAAAATCATTGATTCTTTTATTGAATCAAAGAGAACATCTATTTTCTTGGATGATAAGTTGAAAGCTGTAATTGATAATCCTACAGCGCATGTGGAACTTCCAAAGTTGATTAGTTATTTGCAGTTGTTTAAACAAGCAATGATTGTCGGACCCACTGGTTCCGGTAAATCTACCCTTGCTAAACAAGCTGCTGAATCCCTTCAGATGAGATATGGTAGTTTTTCCTGTAATATGGAAGCTTCCAAATCAGAATTGGTGGGTTTTGCTAATCTACAAGGGTATGTAACCAGTCAGTTTTTGGATTTTTATGAGAACGGTGGTTTGTTCTTAGTAGACGAGTATGATGCTATGTCTCCTAGTATTGCAGTGGTTCTAAATGCTGCGTTTGACCGTACTGGTCAAATAAGTGTACCCAATCGTCAAGAGAATCCTATTGCTAAAAAGCATAAGGATTTCTATTGTATCCTTGCGGGTAATACTTGGGGTTCTGGTTCTGTGGAGTATCAGGGTCGTGAAATGCAAGACATGGCGTTCTTAGATCGTTTCAAGTTGTGTCGTATATTCATCGATTATGACAAGAACATCGAGAAAGCTATTGCTGGTAGTCATTATCCCTGGTTCTTAAAGATTCGTAAGTTTCTTGATAAGAATGTAGACAGCGAGAAATTCTCAACGAGGTCTATTCATGATGCAAGTTTGTTGTTGTTTAACAACTTCAGCAAACAACACATTCTTGAAATGGCAACTCATCATTGGGATGAAGCTTTGAGAAAGAAACTGATCGAAGAAGTTGGGGTTGCGTAAGTTTGTGCGTTTCGTGTGTTATAAAGGAAAGGAGCGTGTTTCTACACGTTCCTTTTTATTTTTAAACGTTTTAAACAATCTATACAAATGAAAAGGTATATAGATGAAAATGGTACATACCATATACGGTATGAGAATCTCCATGAGTTCTTTACACTCACCGATATAAAAAGTCCTTCTCCTGAAATGAGTTCTGAAAATAAATCAAATTACTCTGAAATGAAGGGTAATAAAGATTGGAGATATGGTGATGAGAAAACTATGGAAAAGTTTCACACTGTAAGATTTGACTCTGAAAAGGGTAAAAGAATGTGTCAAGAAGAAGTGAAGAAAACCATGTCCAGTAAGGAGTATAAAGATCTTATCAAACAAGCGCTCACTTATCGTAAGCGTATTAAGTATGAAGATCATGGTTTTAGATTGAATGTTGCTAAAGCTATTAGTGGTGAAGACAGGTATTTTGGTGTTTATAAAAATGCTAATAAACCTGTTGTAAAAATTGCTATAAACATTTGTGGTTCTGCGTGTGTAAATCAGAAGTCTTTTGCAAAACTTGCTGCTACCGCTATTCCTACAATATATGCTTTAGAACAAGCAGGTATATCCACTGAGGTGTGGTACACTTCGTTTTCTAGTGGAACTCATACTTCTTCAAACATTAAACACACACTCACTGAAGTCTTATTGAAATCTGCTCAACAGCGTTTTAATTGGACTACGTTTGCTCCTGTGTTTTGTCTAGGTTCGTATAGAGAATCTATATTTCTTTCATGGCTATATAGCTCTCACAAAACAAGTTGTGGTCTTGGTAGACCAATGACTGACAGCGATATAAAACAAGGAAATAACTATGGTTATTCTTCTGTAATAGGATTTAACGCTGTAGGACCAGTATCTGAAGTGTCAACAATTTTCGATAAAATCAAACTAAAAACCAATTAAAATGGTAAAATTCAATCATGAGGTGCAAACCTTTTATGAATCATTGGGTATCAATGAAACCAGAGCGCTCACGTTGTCAGGAACAATTTTATTTGAGATGATTAACCAAGCGTATTTGGTTAAAAAACTCTATGATAAACCTGAACAAGCTCCTAGAAACATGATTACCAAGACAGGTGTTTTGGAGAAGGTGATGACATACACAAAGAACCAAACAGAAGAACTGTATTGTGTGTATGAGTTTGCTAAGATTGATACTCTTAACAACAGCAATGGTGAAGGTGAAAAAGCAATGATGGCGATTCATCTTCTGTTTATGATGTCTGATATGGATTATGATAAATTCATAACAACATTCTTACAAAGAAAGAAGGATTTTGACGCTGAAAATGATTAATCAAACAAAGAGGGGGTGTAAAAGCTCCCTCTTTTAAAACAAATCTATGGAAGAAGATAAATCAAGACGTGTCTATGTAGGAAACGGTGAATGGGTGTATCATGGTTTTAAAACTTTAGCTATGATGCTACAAGATGAAGAAGAAGAAGGTGTAGAATGTGAATGTATTATTTCTATACCAGAAAGTGTAGATAAAGAAAACAAAGAATCTGGTGCAAGAAGTAATGTATTTTATATATGTCAAAATGAATATTGTGGTAAAGATATAGATGAAAAAGATAAATTTGGTTATGAGTATTCTTGGTATGTATCTGTAAATTCTGATAAAGATGATCATAATAATTATGGTGAAATAGAATCAAAAGATACAAAATATGTCGTAGGATGTTCTTTACTAGAATATACTCCTGTTTCTTGCAACATTTGTGATATAATGATTAATAGTATAAAACTATACATACCTTCAGAAGAAGAACATTTACCAGATGATTGGATTCCTTCTAAAAAAGATCTTGAATTCTTTAGTTTTTTGGGCTAACATAAGCAATGACTGATCCCGATAGATGTTTCTACATCATACGGGATTTTTTTAACAATTTTAAATCTGTAATATGGATAACTTATCTACATTTGGATACGTATGGTGTGCTGTCATGACAATCACTGTTATTATTTTGTTTTATAGAGCAGATAAAAACAAAGATGATTTTCAAGGATAATTTGTAATTTTGATAATAAGTTATTAATCAAAGTAGCAGTGCGTAATACCTGGACGGGTAACACCGTGAACAACACAGGTCTTTGATTATAGGTTAACTAGGACTGGGTTGCAGACAGAAATGTCTGACCTGATTGGATAGTAACGCTAGTTGTAAAAGTAGATGTCCACTCACCCATCTTCTACTTTCCTAAACTTATTAAGAGAAGCGGTTGAAGCTGTTAGGTGGTGTTATCATATGAACAAAGTCTAATAGTAGTATCCACAAACCAGTAGACTTGAAAGACCCACAGCTTCTCTTTTATAATCAGGTAGCGTAATTGATAACGCCTCATCATAGTAGGTGAGAGATACAGGTTTAAATCCTGTCCTGATTTCGGTTCTGTAATATCTCAATTACAGAAGGTTGTCAACTTCCTTAAACAATAGTTGAACAGTCAGGTGGCGGAAGGATCGGGGTGTCTCCCGGTCGCGGTAGACGCAATAGATGGTTATAGCACTATGGGTAAAAAAGCACACTGCGTGTGGTCACTATAATGACAGCCCTTGGAGGTTCAAATCCTCCCCTGACTGCTATTCTCAGTACGATGTAGTGCAAGATAGTAGTTGCAGGCTGAGAATATTAAGAGAAGTGGTTGAAGCTGTTAATTAGCACACCACTGATAAGGGTGACTATACTGAATAAGGGTTTATAGTAGGTATAGGTGAAATCATGCTAATCAGAAACCCTGTAAAACCCACAACTTCTCTTATTATGTGTTGTTCCCGATACGGTACGCAAACCGTTAAGAGATGAGGGGTACTAAAAATTAGAGTATAAGTTCTCTACAACACAGAGGAGTTCTCATCCTCAAAACATACCATAGAGATTTTTAAATCTCCTACTTACTTACGATAAGGAAGGTTATGGTAGGTAACAGCATATAGTAGTGACGCTGTTAAAACATAGTCAGGTGGCGAAATGGTAGACGCACGAGGGAGCAACGGTAATAACTCACAACTAGGAGTGATGCTTGAGGGTCGTTATTACAAATACAGGTTCGAATCCTGTCCTGACTACAACAGTACCACGTTGCCTCTCATATTGATGCACACTTCTGTGGTCTTGTTTCCACGTAAACGAATAACCCAAGGTATAAGTTATGGTGGATTACACAGCCTCTCCTTTATAGACGTATAAAGTGAAGCTGTGGACATGGTCAGATAGCATATGGTAGCTAAAGTAAGCCGTCTCCAAACCTTGATGTGAAAGAGATGAACGCCTAATTCGAAAACTACTTACGGGTTCGACTCCCGTTCTGACCACTGAAATCTGGGGAAGTGATTGACATTTGATCCGGATGATATATGGTAGTATACATGCAGAGGTAAGGGTCTATTCCTCTTTAATCAATGATTCATCAATAAACGCAAAGACTAAGTCTCAGCGTGTTTCTGAAGGTGAAGCTATTCTTGCTTCTCTCTTCTCTCGTGTAGCAGTAGCTGCATAAGGAACGGGGTAGTCATACCTGGCAACAGAAACTGACAAATAGGTGGACACTCCCTTCTGAGTGCTGTCAAGGTTTTCCTGGTAGTTCCGAAAACCAGATGGTGGTAGGTTGTCTTTAACCAGACATCCCCAAACTACGGTGCAGATGAACCTTGTGCTACTCTTTACTGGTAGTAAACAAGTAGTAGTTAGTACTAAGCATGTGAGATGTTGTACTATTGTGTACTTTCGGAGACGGGGGTTTGAATCCCCCCTTCTCCACCATTAATCGAGAGGATGTGTATTATTATATGCATCCTCTTATTTTTTAACAAACAAAAATTAACAATGATGAACAAAACTTATGCATTCATCAATGAAAAAGGAAACCATGAATATAATATCATGGTATCTGAAACTGACGAAGGAAAACTCTATGAAATTGTTAGAAGTCAATCAGAGATTTGGTCAGAATTAGCTAGAGGAGAATTTATAATGAGTCTGTTAGATGACGGAAATGGTTACAGTATTAAAAGTGGGTTTAAAAAACGCATGGACTACTCTCAAATATGTGAGTTTAAAATGCTTTTAAGTGTTGTGTTTAATCATGATAAAAATCTTGGATTAGACGGTGGTAAGATAGTTAGTATAGAAACAATAATAAACTTCTAAAATGCAAAAAAGAAAAACGCCAGTGGGACTCGCTTCCGATTTAATTAATTCTTTAATGGAAGATCATCAAGCAATGTCACCAAGTTTGAAAGAACTTTATAAACTGGGTGTAGACAAGTTACTTGAACTTGAAAGACATGAATTCATTAAGATGTTAATGGAAAACACTAAGGATACAGAAGAAATCACTAGTTACATTGAAAACAATTTTGATAACAACATTAAAATATGATAACATTATGAAGTCGGACAAAGAGATTGTTGAATTGTTTAAGGAAGATTACATAAAGAATATGACCGAAGAGTTGAAAGAAGACGGTCATGTGAGTACCTCTTTTTATATTGGTTTAGTAGAAGACGAAGAAAAGGTTTCTGTAATACAAGTGAAGACTAATTTCCAAGACGAAGAAGACAAAGAGATGTTTTCTAAAGAAGGTATTCCTATGATTTGTAAGGAAATCTTACGGAAGATAAAGAACAGAAGACTTGTTTTTGTTTCTATGATCACTGAAGCATGGATGAGTTCACTGAATACTCAAACAATGGAAAAGAAAGAAAAAGAGGATGTATGTATTGTATTGATTAGTGAAAAGGATGGAGATAACATCTGTGTTTACAGACCTATCTATTCTGATTTCAGTGTTAATTCTGAAGGAGAAATGACTCAAAACATAAGTTTTGAAAAGATGATTGACGGTGACAACAAAGATTTATCTACTGTGTCTACTAACTTTTCCGATCTTTACAAACAATTTGATAAACACTTTTAAACAAATAAGTATGTGGAGAACATTTAAACGATGGTTACAAATCGACACCGTAGAAAAACTTAAGCAAGAAAACGAAATGCTTAAAGTGAAACTTGAGGAAAAACAGAAAGCTATAAACAAAACCAACGCTTATTGGAAAGGAGTCATTTATAAAATGAAATCTAACAATAAGAATGTAGCATAGCTGTATACTATTTAAATTCTAATAAAGATTATTGTATATATCGTTGATATACATAGATTTGTATAGAAAACTCGATTGATGCTATACAATCTACCTAACGGTAAGGTGATAGAAATATCAGTAGAACAGTACCTTGACATGACAGATGAAGAATTTGAATATCTTCTTTCAATCAATTTTGGAGAAAATATAGAGAATCCTTTCTTTGGTTCAATCCTACAGAAAAGTGTTAATCCTCTTATAGATGTAGAGGAAGAAGCACCAACCCCTGTAGATAAGGTGATAGAACCTGATATAGATTTTACTCCCGAAGAAGAATAGTCTTTATTAAAATTTATAGAGAAATCATATCCTGAATGGAGATGAGGTGAAATACCCTTGTCTCCATTTTTTATTGCACCACCCACCTATAAAAAATCCAAAATGGAAAAAAACTCCAGGATTAACGAGACAAACAAGCAAATAATCTTGTTTGGTAAGAGCTTTAAATCTGTAAAAGCTAGCAGTGTAAAAAGTAATGACTTCTTAGATGCTTATCATCGAGAGTTTTTAGATGACCTTATTTATTCTAAAGAAAGGTATTCTAAAGAAGAGATTACAAGAATGCCCGTTATGCGACAATACAGAATAAACGTGCTTGCTGAAAAAACAGACAAGATATTGTATAATTGGAAAAGACAGTTAATTAACGAAATGGTTGATAATTTATTACTTTCTATGTTTCATAAATCTAAGATTGTCAAGCAGTTAGTTGATAAGTGTAAAGAAAACCAAGTTGGTATGGATGTTACAAAGATAAATATTCATACCTTAGTGTCTGAAAAAGACATTGTTTTACATTTACAAAAAAAGGGTATATTCCCGAAAGTAAAAGTATGAGTTACAACAACTTGACAAATGATGAGATTGCTTTTCTTTATCAGATTACCAATGTGATGAAAGAACAATACGAATCAGTAATTGAAAAAGAGTATCTTGAACAAGTTATTCTTAACGGTACAGAAACTTCGTTCAAGGTTCAAACAGAACTTCCTGCTGAGTTTTTAGAACAAATCAAGGAAGGTTGTCATTACAAATATCTTAAATCAATTAGTAGCAAACTTAAGTCTATTTATGAACTGATAGCAGAAAGCGAACCTGAAATTGTCGAGGAGATAGAAAAAAATTTTACAACTAAAAAAGAATAACATGGAAACATTGTTCATCACAAACGGTGAAACAAAACTGGTTTTGATACCGGAACGCGAAACAGAAAGAGTACTTTTAGACGAACTTATGAAGCAAGGAAAAATTCAAGTGGATTTTGTAAGGGGTCCTGTTGATGTATTAGGTAAACCTGCTCAAGGTGGAGTGATAATTCAACCTGAATTTACAATTGTAAAAGATACAGATGATACCCCCGAAGTTAAAGAAATGTAACGGGTGTAATCTTGATAAACCAATATGGAAATCGCACGGTAAAGAGAAATACTGTAAAGAATGTTGGTATCAAAAAGTTCCACCAAAAACATTACCGAAGCAACGCTCACCTATTAACAGAGTAAGTGAGAAGAGAAAAAAGGAAATGTCAATCTATGATAAACGTAGGTTGGCATTTCTTGCTTTACACAGTAACTGTCAAGCAATGCTTGATGGTTGCTCTAGTAAAGCAACAGACATTCACCATAAAGCTGGTAGAGTGGGAGATGATTACTTAAATATATCTAAATGGTTAGCTGTGTGTAGGTCATGTCATTCATACATTGAATTACATCCTGAAGATGCTAAAAGATTAGGATTGTCAGAATCACGATTAAATAAACAAGATTAATGAAAATCATTAAACAACGTACAAAAACACTCATTACACGAGATAATGGACGTAGTTCTGATGCTATTAGTCCAAACTTTGTGTATGGGTGTTTAGGAGGTTGTATGTCTTCTTATTGTTATGTAGGTAGATATAACCATGACAAAGTGTATGTCAATGAGAACACTAAAGATATATTAGCGTCTATACAAAATTGGGTTGATGATAAACCTTTTAACAAAACACCTAACCAGGTGGATCCCAAGTATTACACCATAGATATTGGTTGCAGTACAGATGTACCACTGATGCAGAAACATTACAATTGGGGTGAGGTATTTACGTGGTTTAATGAGTCTGAAAACTTAAAGACAACGTTTGCTACTAAGTACCCTACTAGGTTTGATGCACAGAGTTATGATCTTGATTGTGACAGACATAGAATCAGAGTGAGTTTAATGCCTCAAGTGTATTCTAATGTTTTAGAACCAGATACTGATCTTATATCTGAACGCATACAATCTATACCAGAATTGAAGAAATATATGGAGGTGCATATCAATTTCTCTCCTATTATCTATGAAGATGGTTGGTTAGATGAGTACAGAAAGCTCTTCCAAGAGATCAAAGATGCAGGTGTAGATACTAAATGTGAGTGTATATTTCTCACCCACAATAAGTTTCAACACGAGCGTAACTCAGAACCTGTAAGAGAATTATTATGGAAACCTGATATTCAAGAAGCAAAAGACTCTCAATATGCTCCTGATAATATCAGATATCAATGGCAACTTAAAAAACAAATGATACAAGACTTTACCAACTTGTATTCAGAATTCTTTGATCCGAGTGGTATACGGTATATATTTTAATGCTATGAATATTTTGCACATATCCGACACACACGGATTTCACAGTATGTTTTCTCCTGAAAGATTTGATAAAATTGATGTAGTAGTACACTCTGGTGATTGTTCTAACTGGATGGATCCATATAAGAACGAATCAGAAGTGAGAGACTTTATAAACTGGTATAAAGACATACCTGTTCCATATAAAATCTATGTCGCGGGTAATCACGATACATCTATAGAAAGACGTATGGTTACTAAAGAAGATTTCGTTAATAATGGTATCATCTATTTAGAAAATGAAGAAGTTGTTATAGATGGTATTAAGTTTTGGGGTTCTCCCATCACTCCTACATTTGGTAACTGGGCGTTTATGAAGAAACGTGAAAAAATTGGGATATTGTGGGATACTATACCTGAAGATACTAATGTTCTTATTGTACACGGTCCACCCAAAGGTATAAGAGATCTTAGTTTTGATAGATATGGAGAACTTGAAATGTGTGGGTGTTCTGCTTTAATGAAAAGATGTATCAAACTTAAACATTCTCTCAAGTTAGTAGCATTTGGACATATACATAACATGGATGGAGTAGATACTAACCAAGGTGTTTCTTATTATTCCCATCTTCCAGAAACTGTATTCTCTAATGCTGCTTGTGTATATGATGGTAAATTTGATTTAGGTCTTACATCTTATGGTAACATTATTAATATTTAAAAATAAGTTATGACACACAAACTAATTAAAACAGAAAACTATCTATTGGTAGTATCAGATGATTTAACACAAGCAACAGAAGGGGTTTATATGTATAGAGGTGATGTTGGTGTCCTTTATTGCCAGAAAGGATTTTGGTTTGATTTTAAAGAACCATATAAAAAAATCATCGCTCATCTCCCACTCAACGGCTCACCTATCTTAGAAGGTGTACCGCTCCTGCCACCTATTAAGGATGATGCCGAAGAATTAGCAAAAGAAATAATTAATTACGATGGTATGAATTTTATTATTACAAATTATACAAGAAGTGGTTTTATTATTGGCTACAACAAAGCCAAAGAGAAGTTTCTTTTAGAGATTGATAAGCAAATATTAGATTTTACTCATGACCTTAATAAGACTTCTTCTCAACACCAACCCTTTGAAGCAGCATTGTATGGGTTAAATAGACTTAAATATTATCTATCACAATACCAAAGTGAGTTTGAATGCGAGATGGAACCATATACAGTTGGAGAGATGAGTGAGATGCCACGTGGTACAGTTAATCAGAAACCCAAAACAATCACCACCGCCCAAGGAATCCAATGGGTGGGTAAATACTTGTAAGTTATGAAAAAACTACTATTATTTGTCCTAATAGCTTTTACCAGTTGTCAGCCTCGTAAACACCGACCATATATAGTGTATACAAGTTATGACAAAGGTTGGGACAGATTATCAACCCATATAATCTGTGACTCTGTAAAACTGTTAGACAAAAACCATGCTCGTGTATACATAGATGGTGCAGCCACTGATGTATATGCTCATGAAATTCTTATTTCAAACAATTAATTATGAAAGACACTATTGAAGAACTAGTTATTCCTTATCCAAAAGGAAACCTTTTAGATGAACACGGTTATCCTACTACTGAAGCTTTAGAGTATATAAAGAACTGGCAGATCATCTGGGACCATGATAGTAATGAAACTAAAATGGGTCATTTACGTAATGACTACCAAGCTCTCATTTACTATGTAAAATCTATATGGTATTATGATGATGCTATCAATCAAGAAGACGGACTTGTAGAAATCCACACTTTAGGTTGGTCCGGTAATGAAGAAATCATTGAGGAACTGAAAAAGACACAGTTCTGGATGATGAAACATCAGGTTACTCAAAGCGGAGGTCATTACTATTTTCTTTTAGGAGATCTTTTTAGTTCTAAATACACATACAGTGTAGAAAAAGTAGAAAACAAATGGTGTGCAGAATGAAAACTCTTTGGCACGTCTTCATTTATCCTATAAAGATGATACTAAGATTTCTGGGTAATGACGGTATACACTATTAAAGATTGAAAAACTTATGACACCAAAAGAAAAAGCTATTGATTTATGGTGGAAATACTATAGTAGGATAGAACACACCCTATCGGAGGAGTATTCTCCACACGAGAAAGACATCACAAAACATCTAGCTGTTATTGCAGTGGATGAAATACTATCATTAAATTGGCAAACACAAGAAGATGCTTATTATTGGTATGCCGTTAAACAAGAAATAGAAGAATTATGAATCTGTTCAACATTAGCACTACAGCGTTTCAAGAAGAAGATTTTTTGTTACTTACTGATCTTACAGAACAAGAAATTGTTTCTGTAATAAAATCTATCGTCTATGATGAAAGAGACGGAGGTGAAGAATATGATAATGATACATTGATCAACGCATTGATTGATGAATACCCTAAAAAGCTCATACGTCAATACATATTAGATAACGTCGATAAAATCGTAATATGACAATTCTACTCATTATCTTTTATTAAATCATTTACAGAAGAAGATGAAGAAGACGATTAATGTAAGAGATGAAATTCAAAAGGAAGCATTAGACATAGCAGTGAACAACTCAAGATGTACATTAGCTGTATCTGTAGGTGTTGGTAAAACTCTAATAGGATTGAAGTATATAGAACACTTCCAGGATAAAAACATGAACAAACTAAACGTTCTTGTTGTAGCACCAAAGCTGAGTATATTTGAAAGTTGGAAAAATGATGCTGAAAAGTTTAATATTTCCTTAAATAATGTAGAGTTTACAACGTATCTATCACTTAACAAACACAATCCAAACAACTATGACCTTATTGTTTTGGATGAATGTCATAGTCTGTTGTATTCTCACCATATATTCTTAGCTGTATATGCTAATAGAATATTGGGTTTAACTGGTACACCTCCAAGATTTCAAAAATCTGAAAAAGGTGAGATGGTAAATACATATTGTCCTGTAAAGTATAAATATGTAACTGACAGCGCTGTAGAAGATAAAATATTGAATGATTATCATATCTATGTTCATATGTTATACATGGATAACAGAAAGAACATTCCTATGTCTGTAGGTGGTAAATCATGGTTTTCATCAGAAACAGCAGTTTATGATTATTGGTCTAGACGTATAACAGAAGCATCAACTCCTAAACAGAAAATGATGTCTAACATTATGCGAATGAAAATGTTAATGGGTTTTAAAAGTAAAGAAGAGTACGCTAATAAACTGTTACAAAACACAACTGAGAAGTGTATCCTGTTTGCAAATACTATTGAACAAGCTAGAAGTATATGTGAGTATACGTATGATTCTAAAAATCCAGATAGTGTAGCAAATCTAGAGATGTTTAGTAATGGTAAAATTAATCAGTTAGGATGTGTTCTTCAGTTAAGCGAGGGTATTAACATACCAAATCTCAAAGAAGGTATCATCATGCATGCTTATGGTAATGAACGTAAGAGTTCACAAAGAATCGGTAGATTGATGAGGTTAAATCCTAAAGAAAAATCTACTATTCACATATTATGTTATGTTGGTACAGCAGATGAACGTTGGGTGAGAGACGCATTAGCTGATTATGACACTGAAAAAGTCACATACATCAATCAAATGAGTTTATGAAAAGTGTAACTGGTATACTAGTAAAAGAGAATGGTAGATTTGTTCCTTCATCTCCTAAAGACGCTAAGAAAATAGACATGTTTGTAAACAAGTTTCAAGAAGGTGATCTTGTAGAGATGTATATGGAATACATGAGTGATGACGGTACGTTAGCTCAACTTGCAAAGGTACATGCGATGATACGACAACTCGCTTTACATATTGGTGAGAATTTTGAAGACATGAAACTCATCATTAAAAAGAGAGCAGGTTTGTGTATAGAGAAAGAAATAGAAGGAGAACGCTTTATGTATTGCAAAAGTCTTGGTAAGTGCAGCAAACAAGAACTATCACTCTGCGTAGAAGCAATAAAAAAGATAGGTGATGATATAGACTATCCTATTCAATAGGTATCTCTATCTCTTCTACAGCGTTCTGTGTCTTAGCTTTCTCTTCAATTTCTGAAGACAGTATCATTAATGTTAATACTGATTTCTCCCAAGGAAGCATATTTCCAACACTAACATCGTCGTTTATTTTCTTTACAAGTTCGTTTAATTCTTCTGGAGTCTTTGACTCTGTAAGATGAAATAACACTGCTTGTACATCTCTATAAAATGATCCACTCACTTGAATATCAATGATTGACGATGATTTTATAGACTGTATTTTGGTAGTACTCATAACAAATGTTTAAACAAATGTAACTATTATGAATGTAACAGCAACGGAATACTCCGAATTTCTTTTACAGACAAGAGAAAAGCTTTATGAAAAACTTAAACCGTCAGGATGGGGAGAAGTATTGCGTTTATTCATCATGAGTGATGACTTTATGCAACTACTATCTAAACTAAAGACGTTATCTGAGGAAGAGAAACATTTTACTCCTTCTTTAAAATACGTTTTTAGAGCGTTTGAAAAATGTCCTTTTAAAGATGTTAAATTGGTAATAGTAGGACAAGATCCTTATTTTACTCCAGGTGTAGCAGACGGTCTTGCTTTTTCTTGTAGTTTAACAGGTAAACCTCAACCAAGTCTTGAATATGTATTCAAAGCATTAGATATACACGTTCATGAGGGTAAGACAGTTTATCATGATCCTGATTTAACCAGATGGTCAAAACAAGGTGTTTTACTTCTAAACAGTGCTCTTACTGTTCAAATAGGTAAACCAGGTACACATGTAGACTTATGGAAAGATTTTATGACTTATTTGATGGATGTTCTTGCACATAAAAAACCTGAAGCAGTGTATGTTTTGTTAGGTAAACAAGCACAAGGTTTGTTACCTAACCTACCTGTAAAAACAGTGTTATGTACATCACATCCAGCACACGCTGCTTATACAAAAAGCAAAGAGTGGGAAGGTGGTCATGTGTTTGTTGAAATAAACAAAGAGATAGAAAAGCGTGAGTGGTCACCTATAATGTGGTAATGAAAGAAGGGACTCTAGAAAGAGTCCCCCTTTTCTTTTTCACTGATGGTGTTCATCGGTAGTATGTAATGAACATAGTGGAGAATTTAATCCATCATGAATGTACGTATTATCTTCCTTGACCTTGGTATTTACTAACTGGTTTGTCTTTTGGACCACGTGTTTTAGCAGCTCTCCTTCCTTTGCGTTTACCGAAAGTAATTTTTCTACTTTCTGAGCTTGATTTAGTTTTTGCCATTTTAAGTTTTATATTAATGTGTAAACAGAAAAATTAAAAAAGTAGTTAGTACCATCATAAAAGAAAGTAACAATTACAGTTCCTGCTGGTACAGTAGCTCCACTAGAGCTGTAATGACTTGACGGTAAAGTGATGGTGAAGTTTCCTTTCTTTATAAACGTATAATAAGATCCTGCTACAGGATTTGTTATAGCTAAACTTGAATTCTGAGTTAATGTCTTTTCTTGTAACGAACCTAAAGAACAATCATAGGTGAGACCTGACATCTGAATCTTTTGATCTATCCAAATAGCAGAATCTGAAATACTTTCTAGTTGTTCTTGAACTCGACTACCAGTCCATTTTGTAACATTAGCTTGAAAATATGAAGTGTTATTGTTTTTAAACACTTGCTTGCTTTTATAACTCATAAGTTTTTAATTTGATTGTAAATATCATTACCAAATGTTATCTGACCAGTTACAGAATAGTGGACATAGTCTTTAAGAGGGTAACTATCCGTATCTATTAAAACACCATTGTTATAACTGTTGTTACAATAATCAGCTTGGAATTGTCTAACTGTGTTTCTATAGATTTCTGTGAAATCGTTTACACCGTTAATTCTTCCTATTACTTTTTTATAGTTTAAATAACGCTTGAAGTTATAAACTGCTTGTTTATTAGACAGGTATATAGAAAAGTCATTAAAAAAGTTTTGGAGTTTGGTTAAATACGCGTTTGCCCATGTCAAATCTGTAGCATCATTTTCTCCTTGCATCCAAATGAACGCTTTAACAGAAAAATCCACATTGTTATTCTTTAACCAAAGAAACGCTCTATCTAATCTATCTTTTAGTTTTACCTCATTTATTCCACCAGGAGACCACATGTTGTATAAATCACTATTACCGACACCAACTTTTATTATATAAGCATCTGTAACACCGTTATCTATAAGACTTTTACTTAACGACACTTCAGGTCCCATCTCATCTAATGACGTATAATTCTCAAGCATTGTGTTTGTTCCAGGTACAAGTGTTGTAAAATCAGTAGCATTATACTGATAATTATAAATCTTTATACCTGTTTTAGCACCTCCGTACAATGTTACTTGTGCAGGAGAAGCTTCACTCCATCTAGATCTCCCACAATTGGATTGTCCCGCTATAATATATAACGGAACAGTTCCTTTAGAGACATTTATATTATTAGAATTGAAAAATCTCATTATAAACCAGTCATTTTATAGGTTCTAGAAGCTGGGTATGCTGTAGTAACACTAGCAAAACCTAAGTAATAAGTACCAGAAGGAGTAAGACCTGATGTATATACAGTAGACCAAGTAGCTCCGGTATCTGTAGATTTCTCAACCTTTAGTACATTGCTAATAATAGATATTCTTATATAGTTACCCACTGCTACTGCATTTCCAGAACTAACTGTAGATGCTCCTTGTAAAACACTTAAAGTACCATTTAAGAAAACTCTTAAAAAGTTAGTTGTACCTCCAGGGTCAACAGTTTTGGTTGTGTTAATTGCTACGCTAAAAATATTGGAAGAGATATCATCAATACTGTATACAAAAGCTTGTCCGTTTGCTATAGTTTCTGTAGTATAAGAATAGTTTAAATCTGCTGCATTGAAACCATTCATTCTTCTTATACCTTTTAAATCACTAGTATACTCATTTCTAGTTCCAGATGTTTCCCAAGTTAAAAACGCTTGATCTCCTGCTACAGAAGTAGTAGCAGATTTTACAGTCCAAGTGCTATCTAATCCTGCGGTTGCTTTTAAGCGATAATAATAAGTACTACCACCACTTAATCCGGTGTCAGTGTATGATGTATTTGTACCACTATAAATTGTGGTAAGACCTGTAGTAAAGTTTACATCTGTTGCTCTTTGAACAACATAACCAAAAACTCCAGCTTTAGCTACCCATGATAAAGCTATAGAAGAGTTACCTGCGACAGCACTAGCTTTAAAATAAGTGGGTGGTAAAGGTAAAGCTTGTCTATAAATTACTTGAGAACAACCATAACCCGCTTGACTTGTTCCGTATACCCAATAATAAGCAGAATCAGGAACATTGCTATAAGTGTAAGCAATTGTATAAGTGGATCCATTATCTTTAGAATACCCTACACTTATTTTACTGTCTTTATACATGAAAATAATCCTATCTCCTATAGCAGCTGTATAAGGTGAAGCTGCGTCTAGTATTCCTGAAGCATTAGCAAGTTGTTGAAACCTAATAGTAGTATTAAGGTTAGCTTGAAAAAGAGAATTTGTTCTTAAATCTGTTTGTGTAGTGGACAACCAAGAAGTAAATACATTATTCACTACATTATCAATTGTAAACTCAAACGCATATCCTTCTTGTATTGACTCCATTGTATAAACTCTGTCAGTAAGAGAAGTGTTAGGTGTCGCTGGTTTACGTACACCTTGATTAGAGTTGTATTGTTCATATTGAGTCGTAAGTATGCTGTACCAAGTTGTATAAGCTGTACTAGGATTAGTAGTAGCGTAAGACGTACCCCAATTTGAATCTACGTAAATAGTATTATTTCCTATAGCTTTGATTCTATAATAATATAGAGTTAAAGAACTTAAAGTTGTATCACTATAAGAAGTGACATTAGGAGCTATAGTACCTCCAATTTGAGTCCAGTTTAAGTTATCTAGAGAACGTTCTAATCGATAGCTCACCTCGTTATCTACATTAATCCAAGACAAATTAATTTGTGTTGGACTAGCAGGTGTTGCTGTTAAAGTGGGAGTAGCTAGTTGTTGTGCAGAAATACCAACAAGACTTTTTAAATCATTAAGAGTTATTTTTCTAGCATTTCCACTAACATCTGAAACTACAGCATACCATGTTAAATCGGTACCTGAAGCTGTTGTTAATTCTGTTATTTTCTTTGACATAATTCAAAATTAAATAAAGTCATCATTTACAAAATCCAAAAGTTGAAAATCAATAGTTGAAGCAGTAGGTTGATCTCCTATGTTTATATAATTAGATTGACCATCTTCTATAAAATCACCAGCACCATCATTCAAATAATAAAAATTATCTGCATTGGAAATGCAACACAAATCTGTTGGTATTTGTAACCATTTTCCATATTTCGGAAGTCTACTAGTTAAAACAAGGCTACCCGAAACAATTTCACCATTATTGTCGTATTTTACAAACGCTTTCTTTAATGAAAAGGAAGAGAAAGGAGTAATTACACAACATGATGTAGGGTCAATTTCATACCAGATACCCTTTATTTTTGGAAAACTGTTTCCAACAACGAGACTACCTGGAACGATTTTTCCATTATTTGTGTATAATACAAAAGCTCTATTTTTTTTCATTAAGCTTCATTTGTAGAAACTACTCCTGTTGAAGCAAGAATAACCTTGCGTACATTAACAGGTTGTAAATTATATTGCGGTCTCCTAGCTTGTGATAATCTAAATTTAGCGATTCTCACAATGCTTACTTGATTACCCTGGTTACCACCCAGGACATGATATGCTGTAGCATCTTCACCAACGTAGAATCCTACATGACCTCCACCTTGACGTGTAAATGTCAAGATGTCTCCAAGCATAGGTTCTTTAGTTTCTACACCCCACTTATTCCAACTAAGTGCCCATAATGGAGTTGCTACAGGTTCACGATCTGCACGCTTAAGACAAGTAGCTACAAACAAACCACACCAAGGAATCTCATCAGAAACATATGTCTTCTCTAGACCTACTTCTTTTGCCCATCCTAGTATGACAGGGTTGTGTTTTGTACCCACTACTTCAGCAATACCGAAAAGTTCTACTGCTTTTAAAAGATGACGTGGTCCAGTTTCAAGTTGCAACCATGAGTATGCTTTTGGTAATTTCATATGCTAGTTTATTTTTTAAATGAGATTTTCCAATAAGAAGAAACACCATACAAGAGTTTACCACTTGTGTTAATACCCGCTGTAACTCCGTATATTCTTTCTTTTTTATCTTTTAAGAGAAAACCAGCATTGAGTTGAGTTGTAGCACCTAAACCGGTTAGACCACCACCTATGTAAAATTGTGTTACATTAGGTAGCACTACTGTTTTGGTAACAACAGGGTATTTTAGATTGTAATTAAAACTTCTTCCAGAAAACATATTAGAAGAAATTGTATCAATTACGTTTACATATCCTATACTATCAATCTTTAGTGTGTCTATAAACACTTTTTTATCTAGATGTAATCTAACCAGTTGGTTGTATTGTTCTACTAGACGATTGTAGTTTGTATCTGGGAGATACTGCGTGTCTTTAGATTCTATGATTATAGGGATAGATTCTATAATCTGGGGTTTACTGTAAATCGTAGAGTCTTTATGCATCCATACAGTGTCTGATTTGACAGTTGTAGGATTTTGTTGAAGTTTTAGTTTACTAAGATTAAACAAAATAACTCCAACTATCACTAAAATTAGTAGTAATACTATTGTATTAAGCTTGGACATTTGGTCTTTTTTTAGTGTAAGAAACTGGTTTTTTCTTTTTATCATCATTTATGTACACTCTAGATGATAATGATGCGTCTTTATTATCTTTAGGTACTGGTGGTATAAATGGATGAGTACCTACAGTTTCGTTAGAAGAAAGCATCATCTTTTGATTCAGCATATCTATCTGTTTCTCAAGAGATTCTATCTTTGTTTTATCTATATTCGATTGCGCCAACAACTGTTTTACGTCATTTTTAAGCTCACTTAAATCCTTAAGTATCATGCTTGTTAACACAGTAACAACGGTTGGGAACAACCATGCTTTTATTTTTGACACTACATCTGGAGATTTTGTAGTCATTTTTAAAAGGGTATATAGTTAAAAACAGTTTCCTACAGTATTAATATACTGATTAATAATCAAAAAACCTATTTAGAATTGTTATGAAAAATAGCTTAACCCCAAATAAACGCAATAATAAAGCGTTTGTCCTCATTCAGACGTTTACTAACGAGTTTTTTAGAAAAACTGGTATGAAAATCAAGGTGCATGTTGAAGGAGACCTTGAAGAGTTAAAACTTGAAAATACTGTGGTAATTCTTCCTGACTTATCATCTTTAGAAGAATGTTTTGTAAAATCTCTACCTCATTTGTTTAAAGAAGGTTCACCTAATCCGTTACATGTAAAAAGTAGGATAAGAGAATATAGTGATGTTCGTTGTATATTCTCTCATATTGCTCGTAATTTAGGATTTCGATTAACCGATATAGCTTACTATATGGGAAAGAAAGACCATAGTACAATCATACATTTGTCTAAAAAAGCTGAAGAACTTCTTGAAACTGATGAAATATTTATTCATCATTACACTAAAATTATAAATCAAGTAAACACAGATTATGCTACAAACGTTTAAAGATTTGAGTGATGAAAATATAACTCCTAATGGGTTATATGTCATAATGTGCATGAAGTTTAACGTTATTCCACAGAACATGTCTTTTCCAAGAGAAGTAGATTTTTTGGAAAAGCATGGTTATTTGGTAAACGATGAACTATCGGATAAAGCACATAACATAATAGACAAGTACTTTGATATTGTTGATAATAAAAAATCTAAGAAAAACAACAAACTCATTGATCTTGAACGAGTTGCAGAATATAGAGAGATATTTCCTAAAGGTGTTCTCCCATCAAATCAACCTGCTAGAGCACCAGTAAAAGAACTTGAAAAGAAGTTCATATGGTTTTTTAACAATTACGATTATGACTGGGAAACTATACTAAAAGCAACTAACAAATATGTAAATGAGTATAGTTTAAACGCTTACATGTACATGAAGACATCTGGATATTTCATATTAAAGAATGAGAAAGGAGTAAACGCATCTGCGCTAGCTTCTTATTGTGATATGATACTAGATGGTGCTGATAGTTCTGAAAATGATTATGACTTTCATAAAACTTTATAACAATGACTCCTATTGTCCAAGTTTACACCCCTAAAATCTTTGAAGACGGGTTACATATTTATGCTAATAGAGAAGGGTTAACTAAACTTCAAAAATTAGTAAATGGATTATTACAACATGAATTTTCTACAGGATCGTTTTACTGTAGAAACATTAATAATGAAGCTTATGAAATAACGATAACTAGTTCAGAATCAATTGATAATGAGAAATTACCGTCTATTACAGACGAAGAATTGAGTGAAGAAGAGATGAATCTTCTGCATAAATTCAATGAAGATTATTTATGATTATAAGATGAAAAAACGTGTTTTAAACAACGATTTGTTTTATCTTTACAGACTAGTATGTCCAGGAAAATACATATAAGTGAGGCTTACAACAAAGCTCTAGAGTACATCTACAGGAGAAAGATGGGTGAAGAACTTTCTATTAAAACCCCTTGGAAAAAGCTTAATGAAAGCACCATGAACGGGTTAGAATGGAATAACATCATTGTTATAGGAGGTAGACCAGGGTCGGGGAAAACTCTGTTGTCTAATCTTATAACACGTGATGCACACCGTCTAAATCCTGAACAAGACTTTGTTGTTCTTGATTTTCAATTTGAGATGTTAGCAAAACACACTGCTTTACGTGAATTCTCACAGAGTACGGGATTAAAACCCAAGCAATTAGCTAGTGTATTTGATGAAATCACAGAAGAAGAAATCAATTTGGTTAAGGATTACATCAAGAATAACAAAAACAAGGACATTTACATCTATGAACAACCTGGTTCTGTAAAGCAACTAAGGAAAGACATAGAGGATGCTCTTATTGAGTTTAACAAACCCTTGATTGTAACCATTGACCACTCTATTTTGGTGAGGAAAGATGCATCAGAGAAAGACGTGTTTGAAACATTACACAATCTTTCAAAGATGATGACGGAAATGAAAAGGTTCAAGATCATATTCATTGTACTTACACAGCTTAACAGAGAATGTGAGAGTGTTGACCGTCTGAAACCCGGTACATTTGGTAACTACCTTATAGATTCTGATATCTATGGTGGTGATGCGTTACTCCAGCACGCAGATCTTGTATTAGGGATTAACAGACCTTCTAAACACAACTTGAGACTTTACGGACCGAAAAAATATGTAATATCAGATCCTGACATAATTGCTATACATCATTTGAAGAACAGACATGGTGAAAGCAATCTTGTTAGTTTTATGAAAGGTGATTTTAATAGACTGATTCTTCAGGAAATTGAAGCACCACCTACAGAACGTTAAAACTTAAACAATGTACAGTACAGCAAAAATTGGTCAAAAAACACAAGAAAAAATGGAAAGAAACAGCGCTATTTCACTGTTAAAACCAGCTCATGAATCTACATTTAAACATTATGGTTATCTTTCTCCTTATTTTACTATCAAATTTGCTTGGAAACCAGAAGGTAAAGATTACAAAGTGGTTAGGATGTTTCCATCAGAACTTAAGAGGAACGAAGACATTTTTATTGAAATAACAGACGGTAATAACATACCGATTAGTCCAGAACACAAACTTTACAAACTTCCAAACAATCCTCATTACAAGGAAGAATATGAAGAACATTATTCTAATCCTTCTGACCCAAGTACATTAGCGTATTTTGTACCTTTATCGGAACTTATTGAGGTGGTAAAACCTGTAATGACAAAAGATTTCTTACTTCCTGAAAAGAGAGTAGAGAAAGAACTAGAAGATTGTCATGAATCAGAACTCACCGCTAGAGACTGGGCGTGTATTCATTTGAAAACACCTCAGAGCAACAAAAAATGGTTAAACGAACTAATTAAAAAAAGTTAAGATGGCGCAAAGTGTATTAATTATTGCAGAATCAGGTTGTGGTAAATCCACATCCATAGAAAGTTTGAATCCACAAGAAACATTTATTATTAACGTAGCAAACAAACCACTTCCGTTTAAAGGTTGGAAAAAGCTCTATCCAACATTTGATCTTTCTACTAAGAAGGGTAATCTTGCTAGTGTATCCAAACCACAGGATATAGAAGCTGTGCTAAAGATTATTAACAATGAACGCAAAGAGATTAAGAACATTGTTATAGATGATTTTCAATACATGAGTGCATTTGAATACTTCAATCGCGCTACTGAGAAGGGTTTTGATAAGTTTACACAGATGGGTGCTGCTCTTGCTCACATTGCAAAGCTTCCTATTCTGATGAGAGATGATTTAATGGTTTTCTATCTTACACACGCTGAAGAAGCGACTGATTTAGAGGGTAGGAGAAAGGTGAAAGCTAAAACAATTGGTAAAGAAAATTTGCCTGTATTCATCTAACTGACTGGAAAACCCTTAGAGCTTCATACACTCCCTACAACAGTAATGATTGTAGTATAGTAAAAGAAATGAAGATTGGGTAATCAGCAGCTAAGTTTCCTACAGGTGGTGCTGAGGAAAAAAGTTCAACGACTATCCCTGTGATGGGGAGTACTCTAAAGTTAATAAAACTTTAGGGGAAATGGTGAACTAGATTTTGTATTTAACCGATAGTTTTGTATATTATATTATGAAACAAATAACAATATATACTCTATCGGATCCTATAACTAATGAAATTAGATATGTAGGAAAAACCAAAAATTCTTTAACGACTAGAATGTATCAACACATTCGTGATAGTTTATACAATGGTACAAATAGTTATAAAAAAGCTTGGATAAAAGGACTTATTTTAAAAGGAATGCTACCTATTATTGAAGAACTAGAAATAGTTTTAAATCACAATTGTTGGAAACAAAGTGAACAATATTGGATAGCACAACTTAAATCTTGGGGATTTAATCTTACAAATATGACAGATGGTGGAGATGGTAATCAAAATCAAATTATGTCTTTAGAATCTCGAATCAAAACATCAGATTCTTTAAAAGGAAGATTGGTAAGTAAAGAAACAAGAAATAAAATAAGTAAAGCTCACTTGGGGAAAAAACTAAGTGAAAAGACTAAAGAAAAAATAAAATTGTGTAATCTAGGAAAGAAACAATCAGAAGAAACTAAAGCTAAAAGGTACAAAGCTGTTTATTTAGTTAATTCTAATGGTGAAATTGTTAAAGAATATCCTTCTTTACAACATGCTGCTAATGCGCATAATTGTGGAAGAGGTCAGATTGCAAATGTATGTAGAGGAAAAACCAAATCTGCATGCGGTCTGATATGGAAATACAAAATATAGAAGATATAGTCTATTCCTCTGAGAAATTGGAAGGTAGTAAAGAAATTAGTAGATGATAAGTTGACGTTGGAAGGACTTTATTCCATAGTTTTGTTTGGTAAAGTAAAGAAGAACAAAGACGGTGACCTTAGATATGTGTTTGAAACTCAAAATAATAGTGAGAATACATGTAAGTCTCCGAAAGAAATGTTTAGTACATATGAGATACCAAACAATCTTCAGTTTGTAAGAGATGCGATTATTGCATATGAAAACTAGTTATTAATATTTAAATGTTTAAACCATGCTTAGTACAAAAGACATCCAATCATCAAAAGGTAAGTCATCCAAAACATTATCTCCTGGTAATGTAGTAGCAAAAATTACAAGTATAGTATTGCAAGAACAGAAGTCAAACCCCGACGCTTATTTTCTTGTCATGAATCTTGAAGGTGAAGATATGGGACCTGAGTTTGAAGGATTTATGTATGACAATAATAAACCTGAACTCGGTAGAGCTAAAGGTCAAGTGGGTAGAGTTAAGTTTTCTCAGTATTCTTACAAGGATATGACAACAAAAACAGGATATGATATTCCTCGTGACCGTCAAATCTTGAGAGATATTGCTACACTTGCTGATAATTTGGGTGTAAGAAATGATTTGGATGATATACAAGCGTCTGATATTCAAGGATTTGTGAGACAAGCATCTCGTATTCTTTCAAACGGAGTATTCTTGAGATGGTGTATTGCTGGTAATGCGTACATGAAGGAAAATGGTATGAAAGATTATAGTTTGCATCTTCCTAAGTATAACAAAGCAATCACTACTCCTAATTTCGGATCACTAGAATCTGTAATCACTACGTTTAATCCAAGTATTCACGTTGAAGATTCTACAACAGAAGCAGAAAAAGTTGTAGATAGTTGGGGTAAAGGTTCAGAACCTACTGCTAAAACTAATGGTACATCTAGCAGTAGTGGTGGTTCTTGGACTCCTACAGGATTTGAAATTTAGTGTCCATATTAACATCTAAAATTAAGGGGGTAGGAAACTACCCCCTCTTTTTATCATGCTATCTACAAAACATCTTACTACTTCTCGAAAGGATGTTCCTGATACATGGGTGTTTCAACATTATTGTAAGATAAGCGAACCTCTTGTTGGTCAAGATATTCGTATAAAGTCTATGTTTAATAATAATGATAAGACCCCTAGCATGTATGTTTATATGTCTAAAAGAGATAATGGTTACTTCTTTAAAGATTTTTCTACCGGTAAGGGTGGTAATGCTACTAAACTTGTACAAGAGATTTATAGAGAGGATTTTCCTAAAGCTTGTTCAAGAATACTTAAAGATTACAATCATTACATACAGCACAACGGGAAACATACTAATGAAGGAGAGAATGTAAAAGTAAAATCAAAGTATCAGGTTTCTTCTTATGATGTTAGATCCTGGACAACTAAAGATGCTTCTTATTGGCAACAATACGGAATACATTCTAGAATATTAGAGAAATATAACATTAGACCGTTAAAGTCATATCAAATGACAAGAACAGATGAGAACGGTGAATTGGAAACAATAGAGATTACTAACTCTCTTGTTTATGGTTATTTTAAAAACGACGGAAGTTTGTACAAAATATACCAACCA